TTAAGTTATTTATTACTTAACTACACTAGTTAAGTTATTTATTACTTAACTACACTAGTTAAGTAATTTATTAATTAAGTTATTTATTACTTAACTACACTAGTTAAGTTATTTATTACTTAACTACACTAGTTAAGTTATTTATTACTTAACTACAACCGATGGGGATACCATATCAATTAAACCAAAACTCATAGATGCTATTGCTGCTATAATTAATATATCATTATTATTAACAATAGTATTTGTAGGAACATATCTTACAGATAAAGCAATAATTAAACCATATAATAAATATTTTATTAACTTAATTTTTGTGTTTTTCATTTTTATATATAAATTAAATTAGAAAATAATTATTTCTTATTTAATTTAATGATTATTAAAAATATTATAATTTTTTTGGTTATATTTTTAACTATAATGTGGTTACAACATAATGATGATTTATTATTTGATAAATCAAAACAAAGAAAAAATGTATATGATAAAATTAAATTACCATTATTTGTATCAGCATTAGTTTTATTAATAAAAGAATTAGATATTAATAAATGTATAAATGTATTTAAAATAATTTTACAACAACCATATAATGTATATGATAATATACAAAAATTTAATGTACCATCATTTGATGGACCTAGTTTTAATGGACCATCATTTGATGGACCATCATTTGATGGACCAAAATTTAATGGACCATCATTTGATGGACCAAAATTTGATGATATATTTACCGGACCTCCTAATTTCTAATAAAAAATATCTAATTAAATATAATAATGACAAGCAAAAATATAAAATTTGGACCTATTCATTTAGAAATAAAAAAATTTAGTATTCCAGATATGGTAGACCATTGTACAATATGTATGATAGCAAAACGTGCATCAGGTAAAAGTTATTTGACTAGAGAAATTATGTATCATAAAAAAACGTTACCTTCAGCAGTTGCAATTAGTCGTACAGAAAAATTAAATAAATTTTATTCTGATTTTATTCCAGATTCATTTATTTATTCAGAATATGATCCTGAAATTTTATCTCGTATTTATGAAAGACAAAGTATTATGAATGAAGATAATAAAAAAAGAAAAGATAATGATAAAAAAGAAAAAGATGACCGTTTAATGTTAATTATGGATGATTGTATGAGTTCAAAAGGAACATGGTTAAAAGACCCAAATATATTAGAATTATTTTTCAATGGAAGACATCATCATTTATCATTTATATTAACAATGCAATTTTCATTAGGAATTCCACCGGAATTAAGATCTAATTTTGATTATATATTTTTATTAGCTGAAGATATTACTTCCAATAGAAAAAGATTATATGAACATTACGCTGGTATGTTTCCTACTTTTGATATTTTTCAACAAGTATTTTCAGATTTAACTGAAAATTATGGATGTATGGTTATTGATAATCGTATTCATAGTAAAAATATAACTGATAAAGTATTTTGGTATAAAGCAAAACCAGTTCCTGAATTTAAAATAGGAATATATAAATGTTTAAAATTTCATGAAAAATTATACGATGAAGAATGGGATAAAAGAAAAAAATTATTTTGTATAGATACTAATAAAAGAAATAATATAAAATTAATTGTTAATAAAGTTAAATAATTATTTTTGAATAAAATCTGTGGATTTTATTCAATTGTACATATTATAATTTATACAATAATATATATACTAATTAACTATTTTTATATATTATAATATATAAAAATATATAATTTACTTTAACTTTTTCTCTAATATTTCAGTTTGTTCTTCAATACTCTTTTTCTTTTCTTCTAGTTTTTGAATTTGTTCATTAATTGTTTCTTTCTTTTCTTTTAATTTTTTTCTTTCTTCTTTGTCTTTTGTATTTGTTAACTCTTTAATTGTTTCATTTAAACTAGAATTTCTATTTTCTAGATTCTCTTCTATACTCTGTTTGACCATCTGATTCTTTCTAAATTCATGATATAATTTAGCCTTTTCTTGATTTTCCATATACTTTTTCATCATATCATTTAATTCTTCATTGGCATGTTCTGTTTGTTTTACATATTTATCATTATCATCAATCATAAATGCACACCACTTGCCATTTTCCATTACATATACATTATGATATTCATCTACACTTCTTAACTTTTCAGCATGTTTACATGCTAATTCATAGGTTTCAAAAGCACCTCTGAATTTTAATGCAAATATGTTATCTTCAGTTGAATATTGTTCTTTGTCTTCCTCTTTACGATATTCATTATTATTATCAATTACTTGTTTAACATAATTTTTACTAAAAAATGAAACACAAATATAATTTTGATTAGAAGGATTAATGCTATCTTCAGTTAAATAATCTACTTTCATATATTACATATAATATATAATATCCTTTAAATAATTTATTATAATTTATATATATATATATAATGTCAAGTTATAATTTTTCACAAAAAAGTTTTCCAACATATAAAAATACAGATATACTAGATGAACGTGGTCATATACTAATTCTTGTAAATTATTTGTTATCATACTTTACAGGAATTAGTACATTTATATGTACTGCTATTTGTGTAATATTATTAATTACGAATAGTTCAAGTGGACCACTTCTTATCTTTGGTACTGTTACATTATGTTGTTGCTTGTCTTTATTATATAATTTATATAATATACATTATTTTGATTATTATTTAAAATACATCTAATAGTTCACATTGTATTCCAAAATAAATAATTAATATTTAAATTTATTTTATTTATTACAATAAAAATTAATATATATATATATTTATATATATAAAATGTCAAGTTATAATTCTAGTTCAAAAGTTAATTCTAGTGAAGGTCCAAAAGTATGCAATGTTACAATGGATAATAAATCATATTATAATCCTGATTCTGATAAAATAATGCGGGCTATGTTAGGTACTGCGGCAGATATATTTTCTGCATATTATACATGCTGTTGTACATGTCTTTGTTTAATTATCGTTTTGATAATTTATTTTACTTCATCTGAAATTAATACAAGTATTTATATATTTGGTATATTTACATTATTTTGCTGCAGTTCTTTATTATATAATTTATATAATGTTAATTCTGATAAAAAAAATATAATAGAATTAAGTGCAAAAAATGATCCAAATTGTAAGTTACCTTAATTTTTAATTAATTTAGACTCAATAATAGTCTAATTACTTTGTACGTTATATTGTTTCGTCAAATAATTGCTTTGCAATTATTTAGACTCAATAATAGTCTAATTACTTTGTAATTAAGCTATTGTTTCGTTATAATTGCTTTGCAATTATTTAGACTCAATAATAATATAAATGCTTCGCATTTATATTATTGTTTCGTTATAATTTTGATTCTAAAGAATCAAAATATAAAGTAACACTATAAAGTACTTCGTACTTTATAGTGTTTCGTAGCCTTGCCATACATCTGGTTTAGTAAACATGGTATCAAATATTTGAGAAGGTCTCATAGTAAATGAATCTTCATAAGTATTATTTTTATCTTTAGGAGATTCAATATTACAAGTATTATTTTGATCTATTTTAGATAAATACCGTGTTAACATTATTATTCCAACTAATAACATAAAAACAGATATATTATATAATAAATGATTCATAATTAATTATAATTAGATAATTTATTTAAATGAAGATATAAATTCCCAATTTAAATATAAACATATTTTTTTCCATATTTCATCGTTTTCCATTAGCTTATTTGGATCTTTATGTAAAGTAAAACATTCTAATAAATGGTCTAATTCTAATAACTCACAAAATTTATATAATACATAAGAATAAGATAAAAAATTTTTACGATTAGGTTTTTTATAAATTTCCCACGGAACTTCAATTTTTGTAAACATTTTAATAAATATTTTTTCCATATCACGTGTTATTTTAGAAGCAGGTAAATTACTTATTTTATTTATTATATAATGAATATGTTCATAATAAGAATTATATCCTAATTTCTTAAGAATTAGTTTCATTTTCTTTTTATTTAATTCAGAAAAATCAGTAATTCTAGTTTTATTTAATTCTAAAATAATATCTTTATATACTTCTTCTGGAATATCAGGTGATTGTTTTGCTTGAAATTGATTTAACCATTCTCTAAAATGATTTATTCTTCTATATGGAGAATAATCTTTTATTTTTCTATCTTCATCTAAAATAATATCTTCTACAATACCACAATATTGACATACATATGCTGAAATATTATAATCTAATATCTTTTCTAAATTACAATCCTCACAATATTTAATACGTTTAGAACCATCGTCTAAATTAATACGAACACCTTCAACACGCTTCCAATATCTTTCAAACAGATCAGCTTTATTAATTTCATTAAAAGATTTTTTTTCTACTTTTTTATTTTCTAAAAATTCAAGAATATTTTTACTTTCTTTAATTTTAACAGTATCATCATCTCTTAATTGATAATATTGAATAATTAAATCACATGTTTTATCATAATATTCCATCTCAGCATAATTTTCATCAATATTTTGTTTGTTAGATTCTAAATCATCTTTTTCATTTAATAATGAAGCTCTTAAAACTAAATCATCATTGGTAAATTTATATCTAGATTTATCTATTTCTTTAATTTTTTCATTAACAATATTAATTTTATTATTAATATCGTTAATATTATTTTTATCATTTTGAAAATTTTGAATAATTTCCTTGTGTTTTTTATCAATAGTTTGTGTTTCTTTTATATATTTATCACTTTTCATTTCACAATGTTTTATTATTAATATATAATAAAATAACTTTATATCTAAATTCAAACTGCATATTGTTGTAAGTCTGGTATACTATTAATATTAATAAATATAGCATCATTTAATGGATAAAATATTGCACACCAAGACCTTTCAATATAATGTCCTACTTCTGGGTTAGAACTTGTTTCTAATTCTTTTAAAAATTTATTATAATAACTAACAGGGTGTTGTTGTATATCTTTTTTAGATACTGCAAGTATACCCCAATATGTAATAAAATTAGTAAATCTATTACCAAAATGGTGTTCATACCATTTTCCATACGGTCTAATTTTACTTTTTTCTAATATACTTTCTTTATGTAATTCGTTATTTTCAGAATATGCACATTTATGTTTTGTCATTGAAAAATTATTTAACATATCTTTTACATTATCATATTTCTGTCCAATAAATACTGTTTTATTATTTTTTTCTATTTCTTTAATCAATAATTTAGATTTTAATAATTTATATGGTAAATCATTTGAACCTGGTAAAAATACTGTAAAATCTGCTAAAGTATCATAATTATTTACTATATGATATAAATATGTATGGTCGCATCTTCCTACATTAGGTAATTTAACTATTTCATGATTTCCTTCTATTTTAAATAAACTATTTATGCCTTTATTATAACATGTTATTGGATAATTATTAAATGGGCTATTATTTAACCATTTTAAATTTTCATTATACCTTGCAATTACTATTTCAATATTTTTTAATTGTGTAAATTGTTCCCTACTTTTAAAAATAATATACATTATAATTAAAATTATAAATATAATTAAAAGTGTATCCATTATATTTAATTAGAATATATTTTTATTATAGAGTAATTAAATATAATATTATAAAA